ATACTTTTTAATAAACATCTTAGCAACATCATAATTATCTTTTCCGAATAGAGATTGAAACACTATAGTCATAGCACCAGAAAATGCTTTCTCTCTTGTTTCCATCTCATCTTCACTCATATCTCCGTATTTATATATTTCATACATAAACATTACAGCAAGCTCACTAATATTTCCCAATGCATTTGCTACTTTAGTAATGCCCTCATCATCATTAATATTTATTACTAATTTATTATCTTCTTCCATTTCTGATTGTTCCTTCCCTAATCTTTTTATTTCATTTATTTTAAGTATATGTATAACGGATTCTAAATCTTGATCAACTAATGCCATAGCATCCTTTGAACCTCTTACAGATCCGTCTTTAAGCTTAAGATCTTTTAAATAATCTTTTATCGCTTCTAATTTGCTAACTATGTCTTGATTATTGTAAATACACCTCCTAGTGTTTATAATATTGCAAATCTCATTACTGCTATGCCGATACTAAATCCAACCATCGCAGCTAAGAATATGAAGAACCTAGCAGTATTAACAGCTATTTTCAGATCTTCAATATCTTCTTTTAATCTAATAATTTTTAAATACATATTAACGCATTTATCACAATAGTCTGTATCCATGTGACCTCCTTTTAAATTAATTGGGTGAGTTACTCTACTAACTTGTATGCAACACCTATTATGCTTTATTTAAGGATTAATTAAATGAAAGTAGGTGTCAAGAACAGTGGCTTTTGATATCTCAGCCTCTTATTACTCATGTAAAGACATGATTAAGTTTAGACTATCACTCACCCAAATTAAATGTGAACTAAAGCTATTCCATTGGAAGACTTACATAGTCCACATCATAAACTATGCTATGATTTGTTCCCAACCGTTTATTTTAGGTTCAACATCGGGTGAATCATCACCATACTCCAACTTGATAACATTTGGATTTACTCCATTAACGATTGAAGCATTGTTAATAGCACTAATGACCTTATCAACAGGACAAGTAATTTGTAAACACCTACCATTATTCATAGTAAATACTGTACCATGCTTACCTGTTGGTTGATGGATCATACCCTTGAAGTAATCAACATTATCAAGGTTAATCATATAAGTGTGTGATTTAAGAAACATTCCTAATCTCCTTCTGTTTAGGTTGATATTTCTGATTGTAATCTACTGAGCAAGCATTAGATGATACCTGACAGTCTTCATAATGATCTCTATTGATATAACTATCAACAGGCTCAATGTTATGTGGAATATATTTATAGTATTTGTTCATACTACCTCCAGTTATGTTTATTATGTTTATAAGGCAGTTTAACCACTTACCTAGGTAGGTTCTCTAAGACATCTACTGTCGTCACAGCCTGATGTCTAATGTTTGTATTGAAAGAGGCCGTGGGGGTCGTTACTTGCATCAGTAGGCACCTCGTATCAACAGTGCCACTCCCCCACAGCATCTTGCAACAGTGTATAAGACACCATTTAAATGTTATTGCCCAAGTTAGGACAAAAATGATATATATAATAGAATAAAGTGTATGCGCTGATCTATGCTATATTAGCAGGGAAACCAGCACAACACAGTGTAAAAAAGGGGACAATTAAGCCCCCTAATTCTACTTGTTAATCTTACCTAGCTTGACTTCCTCTTCTTCGGCCTCTGTATAGACTTGATCCCAACCGTGTGCTTCAGCTACTTCGTTAAGAATGCGCAGGTCAGCCTGAGCTGCTCTAACGATGTCTTGCTTACTGGGTTGAGAGCCTGTAAACCGATTCCATTCACGCTTCACGCCAGCCTTGGCTACTGCATCAAGCATGTTGATCCAGATCGCTGCGGCTCGCTTAAGTAAGGTTTTCCTAGTGAATTCAACAGTCATGTTGTCGCTCCTTTATGGTTATTGTTATTAATATTATTATAATCTAATAAAATGAAATTTAACTAAAATTCGTATTACGAAATCCCCCGAATAGGGGGTATAGATGGTAAAAAGGACGTATATCAAAATGGTGTAATTTTTTTAGGTAAATAGAACTTGGGCAATTAATTAGTTTGGCTCTATTTGACTTATGTATTAGATTTGAGGGTGGTTAGGGAGGGAATAAATAATAGGAGAGAATTAAAAAATGGCTAAATATGCTAAAAATAGATCAAGAGAAAATCATACCGAGGATAATACTAGCATGGTTAGTATCAACGTTTGTTATAATGCCGATACGACATGTTTCACCCGAACTTTTTTATACGATATGTGCAATACTTCTTTGGGTAGCGATATACAAATTATCTATTCTAAATGAAAAATAATCCCGAAACTGCAAGATCAATGAAAACTGCAATTATTGATGATAATGCTGTTATATCATTGAATATTAAATGGCTTGCTCAAGTATGTGTATTGATTGGAGCAACAGTATATGGATATTTACAGGTAGAATGGAGAATACAGGAGCTTGAACGTAATATGTCGGAAGCAAGTAATGAAATTCAAGAATTGGTATCAAAACATATTGAGGATGAAGAAGAAAGAATGGTAATAATGGAAGAACAATTAAAGTGGTATCAGAAGGAATTCAATCTAAATCCTCTCAGTTGGCGTAAAAAGAAATGAATATACGATCTATGCTAGAGTTTTTTATCTCAGTATTCTTTTTAGGATTCGTATTATGTGCTTCTTTGTCTTGTCAAGATAAATATTTAACTGTTGAACGTAGAATAGTGGATGCAGATACAAAAATACCTATATATTTTAGTACTTATGCGGAACAAGATGGGTTAAATACATGGAGACCAGTGTTTACTTATTATATATATCAAATGGATGAAGGTCATTATGATGCTTATTTTCATGCATATATTATGGTTGATGATAGTGTGATATGGTCAGGTATACAACCAGTAGTTATTGAAGGTGGAAAAAAGATTTGGGGTGAATATATTGCAGTTGGAGCTAATTTTTCTCCAGAATTAGTAGTCAACTCTACCCCTATGGCATATGTAAGTGTTTCATATTAAATAAATAAGTTTTAGGTTCCTTTATGGCTGATGAAATAAAAGAATTATCAAATTTACCAAGAGAAGAACAAGAATTTATACTAGAGAATTTATCACATGATTATAGTCCAATTGAAATTGATGGAAATACTTATATGATTCCTCAAGAAGTAAACGATTTAATAGATAATTTAGTTAATCAAGTCCAAGTTGCAAAAGAAATCCATTAAAGATAAAGAGCATATAGTGTATGATAGTGTAGGAGAATTCCTAGATTATAACCCTACTGGAAATATAGTATTTGACTGGCGTAAAGGAAATGAAGGTGATTGGGTAATGGCTGACGATGGTGGAGTTGTTCAACTATTAAAAGTAAATAAAGAAGTAAAACATCCCGGTGATTCAAAGAATTATAAATATGCGGATGGATGGGTAAGAACTGTCGTAGGTAGCTTCATTAATAAAGATAATGTAAAAATGGATACCGATTTTGATTCACATCCAAATAGGTATACATTTAGTAAAAAAATTAAAAATACAAGTAAAAGAGTTATTGATAGAAAAAAAGTAACAAAAAAAGAAAAAGAATTTGCTACTAATATTGTTGTAGGAATGGGAGCTGTGGAAGCATATAAGAATGCGTATAGTGAACTTTCAGAAAACAAAGCAAGAAAAAAAGCAACTATATTATTAAAACAGGAGAGAGTAATGAAAGAAATAGAAAAATCAGTATTAGATGTGGCGAAGAGTCTAGGTATTGACCATGAATATATTCTTGGGAAATTAAAGACTTTAGCTGATTATAGTGAAGACGATAATATTGTTTTACAATCCGCTAAGGAATTAGGTAAGATAGTTGGTACATCTGGTAATAATATAAAACAAAAAGAAGTAGGGTTGCTTGGTGTATTTCAAGGATTCTCTCCAGATGAATTAGAAGGAGCAACTAGAGAGCAAAAACAAATATCAGGTGGGGAGGAAGAGTAATGGTATGTCCTAATTGTACAAGTATGTACGTTAAAAAGGATGGTAAGAAGAAAAGAACAAATTATGTTACACAAAGATATAAATGTAATTCTTGTAAAAAAGGTTTTTCTATACCATTAGAGACAGCTATAAAAAATGAATTTCCATCTGTTCAGCCTGGTGAGATATTTAAATATAAATCTAAGGAAAAATTAAGAGTTCATTGTTTAACAGATATTCATGTGGGAGCTAATGAATTTGATTTCAAGAAATTTAAAGAAGCTGTTAATATAATTAAAAAAGATAGAAATGCTGTTTGGTTTGGAAATGGAGACTTATTAGAGCTTATACCTCCCGGTTATAAAGCAATAAATCAAAGAGGTCAGAGTATCCCACCTGATGAACAATATCTTGCTTTCTTAAAACTCGTACAACCAATCAAAGATAAATGTCTTTTTATTAGAGGTGGTAATCATGACTTTTTAAGAAGTTATACTATATTGGATTTTGATGTCTGTAAAACATTAGCTGCTGAAATGAATGTTCCATACTATTGTTATCCCGGTTATGCTCAGTTTGACGTTGGAGGGTCTATTTGGAATATAGTATCTGGTCATGGTAAGAGCGGAGCTAAGAATGGAGACTTAGAATTGGATAAGCTTTCTGCTGTTTATACTGACGGAGATGTTTTTATACTAGGACATAATCATCAATTGTATTGTAAACCTGTTGATTCTATAAAAATTATAGATGGAGAAGAAGCTTTAAGAAGAAGATGGTATGCTAGAGGAGGATCTTTTTTAAG